TTTAATGTACCAGCATCTGATACTAAAAATTCGTCTGTGTCTGCTGGTTCACTTGTTAGAGCTGTAGTACCAGAAATAATATCGTTATTTAATTTAGCAGCTGTAACAGAAGTTGAAGCAAGTTTAGCAGTTGTAATAGCACTATCGCTTACAGTTCCAGCAGATAAGGAATTACCAAATACAATTATAAAATCTATGACATCTCCTGTTGCAAGATTAGATGCAAATGTAAGTGTAGAACCACTTACTGTAAAAGAACTTGTTGGAGCTTGTATTACTCCATTCAATGAAACTAAAAATTGATTAACTGTAGAATAATCTGTAAAGTTCACACTATTGTTTTGCATAGTGTATGCTGCTTGACCATTAACTACAGTAATAGCGTCTAGTTTTACAAAGTTTCCTAATACTGGTTGTCTTCCAAGATAAGCCATTACTCTCCACCTCCATTATCAATAACTGTTCCACCATCTGCTATCCATTCTTGAATTGCTTGATAATCTGTGTTTGCTTCGTCTATAGGAACAAACATAATAGTCCCATCTTGTTTGGTAACTTTAAAATTAAATGAATTAGAATTTCTTAAACCATAATTTTTTTCTACTGTATCAATCATAATTATAACTCCGCACTAAATTCTGCACCATGATAATAACCAGGTGCTGTAGAATCATCGTTTCTTCCATATATATCTACTGTCATTGTTGTTGCATAATCTCCGCTTTTTTGTGTTAAATCACTTGAACTTGTAGCTACATCAGATTTAATAACTATATTACTAATGGTAGGTGCTGCTCTCATAGTAACAGGAAAATGTTTAAAAATATGTTTAAAGGCAGCATTACTTGTGCAAATTGGCATTTCTGCTAATCCTGTATTTCCACCAGAAGAATACAAAGCATCGGTAAAATAATATCTTAAACATCTGTTTAAATTCACATCATGTGGCAAGAACTCAAAATCAGATGCTGATGTTCCAGCTTCTAACTGTATTCCTGTAATATATAATTCATTTGATGTGCTATCTGCAAGATTGACTTGACCTACTGCTCTCCTTGTATTGCTTCTTGAACCCCATGCAGTTTGCAAACTCCCAGAAGTATATTCTGTTCCTGCACCAAATAATATATTAACTCTTAAACTATTATTATTATCGTTATCTAAAGCACCAGTCGTATCTCCAGCATAAGTTAAAGTTTTCTTTTCCCAAGTTGATGCTGATGAAATTGTATATGATTGAGCTATTGTTCTATTATTATCTGGATCATAAAGTTCTACAACATATGTTCCAGTTTTATTTGATTTAATCCAAAAAGATAAAGTTAAACTTTCTGCGTTTGAAGTTCCTTTTTTTAAATACTGTAAATTTTGACCTTCAATAGATTGTCCTACTCCTAAAAAACCACTAGAAGGAGAAGCATTAGCTGTTGTACAATCAAATTTCATAGATTTTGCAAATCCTTGACCACTTGGTACATCAGTTGATTGTGATACTGTAAAAACTGCTGATGCAATTTCATTCATAATGTTCATTCTATCTGCTGTGTAATAACCATTTGAAGTAATACTAGCTTGTGAACTTCCTCTTTGACTTTGGCTCATATCTCCATTGATGATGATGTTTCTAAAATTTACTGCGTCTGAAAATCCTGCTGCTGGTATTTTTGTTATTGCCATAATTCTTTATCTCCTAACATATCGTTCCATACATTTTTTATTTCATCAGTTGTTGTAGTTGTATCAACTTGTTCTGGTAAATCTCTTAAAGTGTTTTTATCTGAAACAATAGATGTTGTGTCAATTTCATCTTCTTGAGCTTTTGCAAAATCTACATCTAATTTTTCTAAAGCTGATTTTCTTGCAATTCTAATTTTATTTTTCCAAATATCTTTTGCTTTTGAAATATCTATAGTTATCATGCACCAACTCCATCTGTTAATTCTGCATCATCTATTGTCCAAGCATCTCTAAAAGTTCTGTCAGAAGATATTTCTGATACATTTACAATTTTATATTTTAATCCAGTTGGAACATCTTTTTGTGCAATCTGTTCAATTGTTAAACCACAATCTGCTGGAATAATTATTGCTATTGTTCCATCTGCGTTTTTATATATTATTCTCTTATCCATAATTTTACCTAGTTACTGTTACAAATATATATGAGGAATCATAAACTGTTCCATTTTCTCTTCTTTGAAATTCAACATATGCAACATTTGGAGCTTCTATATTGTGAACTTGACTATCATTATTATTTGCTTGTTGAGAAGCAACAGTAACAGCATAATCAGCATCAGGCATATTAGTTGCAAAATTAACTTTATATCTTCCTGTACTAACATCTGTAATACTGCTTACATTTCCACTTGCTCTTATTGCTGGAGTTCCTGTTCCATTAAAATTAACCCATGCTCTTGCAGAATAACTTGGTGCAGAACCACTAGCTGTTGATAAACTTGCAACACTAGGAGCATTAAAAGTATTATCTCCTCTTAGAAATGTAGTTGTGTCTTTTGTACCAGTAGCAGATAGTTGCGATAAACCAACAGAACCACTTGGAGGTACTACTGTCTGAACAGCTTTACCTAAATACACACAATACATATCATCCCCAACAGATGTAGCACTTGTTAGCGAAAGTGATGTACCACTAGCAGTATATGCAGCAGTCGGTTCTTGTCTTACAAAATTTATAAACAAAGCTAATTCATTTTGATTGGCAACAGGATGATCTAAAGTGTACGAAGTAGTTGCACTTGTAGTGAAGTCTTGCTTTTGAAAAGCACTATAACTTTCTGCTGGTATATTTCCGATATATGCCATTTATATAATCCTTATGTACTAATTGAATCTACTACTGATAAAATGCAGTCCACAGCACTTGCTGTATCTGATAATGCTTCAACACTATCTCCTGATTGTAGAACTACTTTTGAACCACCATCTATAAGTTCCAAAGAACCTCCAGCTGGTATTGGTGCATCTTTTATCAAATAATAACTTGTACTTGAGTTTTTAACAGTAGCATCCACAGTTACTGCTGATGCTGATTTATTAGCAAATCTCATACCAATAATTGCGTCATCACTATTAGCTGCTGCTCTTATTTCAGTAGCAGATGTGCCTATGCTAGTTTTTAAAACTCTTTCAAAATCTTGTGCCATTATTTTTTCCTTTTATTAATTAAAGTGCAATTGCCATAGCAACTGCAAATCCAGCTGAAGCTGCATCTATGTTTGTTAATTGACTACCATCTACAGCAGGTAATTTTGCAGAACCATCAAGTTGTACCACATTGTTTGCAGAAGTTCCAACAGTTTTTGTGGAAGCTGTTCCTAATCCTGTAATTTTAGTATTAGCAATAGAATTGACTGCTAGTGTAATTGTACCTGATGAAGTAATTGGTGAGTTTGCTACTGTAAATTCTGAAGAACCTGAGTCTGCTACTCCTACTGAAGTTACTGTTCCAACATTAGATGGAGTAATAACAGTATAAGTAATATTAGTTGAACCTACTGATCCAGTATTATCAGTAGTACATAAAAATATTTTATTATCATTTGTTGAACCTTGATTAACTACAACCATTCCACCAGATAATTCTGCAATACTATCATGCTCTGGATCTCTTGATGCAGCACCACTTGATACTGCTAAGTATAATCCATTTTCAGTAGCATCTGTTTGATCTTTTAATAAAACTCTATCACCAGCAACAAGGGTAACACCATCAATAGAATCTCCTGCTTCTAAACCATTTGTTAAATTTACATTTGCTGTAGAAGCACATTCTGCAATTGTTCTAGTTCTTAGTCCTGCAACAGCTTGATCCACATAATTTTTAGTTGCTGCATCTGAACTAGCAGATGGAGATCCAAGTCCTGTTACAGCTCCACCAGATATTGAAACATTGTTTGCAGCTTGTGTTGCAATTGAACCTAATCCTAAAGAAGTTCTAGCAATAGCACCAGACTCTGTTACAAAATTTGATCCATCTCCAACAATAAAATTACTGTCAGTTGGTGTTAGTCCAGCAATATCAGTTAATTGTGCATCACTAGTTTGTTTTGCATCTAACTGAGTTTGAATTGCAGATGTAACACCATCTAAATAACCAAGTTCAGTTGTTGTAACATCACTAACTTCTACTTTACCTGAACCATTTGATTGTAATGCTCTTGATGTTGTTAAGTCAGACGATGCTATAGTTGATGCACCACCAGTTATTGTTGCTTGTTTTGAATCTATTTGAGTTTGTACTGCACTTGTAACTCCATCTAAATAACCTAATTCAGTATCGGTTACATCTGATACTGCAATCTTTTGTGAGCCATTAGAAATAACAGCTCTGTTTGCAGTTAAAGATTCTGTATCAATTGTTGTAGCTGATCCTGTAATAGTTGCTTGTTTAGCATCTAATTGAGTTTGGATAGCACTTGATACACCATTTAAATATTGAAATTCTGTATCTGAAATTGTTCCATCTGCAATTTTAGTTGACGAAATTCCTGTAGGTATAGAGTCATTCGTTTTTGTAAGTATTGCAAGATAAACTGATAAAGTTTCATTTGCTAATGATCCACTATCCCATGTTACATTGACAGTTGTGTTTGTAGAAAAAGATGAACTAGCGATGACTCCATATCTAAATGCAGCTGTAGTTCCTAAATAAATTTTTATTCTTCTACCTGCATGATATTCTGAAGTTACATCAGCACCATTAATAGTAAAAGCAGTTCCACTTACATAAGCTGCTGTGTAAGAACCTGAACCATCACCATATTCTACCCATTGTGCGTCATTGTAAAAATCTCTAGTGTTCTTCATCAATGCTCTGATTGCATTGTTTAGATTAGAAGGTAGCATTCCTTCCGCAGTAGAAATACCATTTAGTGAAGTGTTATCTGCTTGTGTTGTTGAATAATCTTTTATACCTGCCATTTAATCTCCTATAAACCATGAGAAAGCCTTGTCGCTTTCTTTGTTTCTATCATTTATTAATGTATTGATAGCTTCTTCAATTTGTCTTTGAAAGAACTCTTGTGTTTCAAAACTATATCTAACATTATCTATATCAGTTTTTTCTGTCATCTCAAACCAATTCTTGAAGCAATTACATCAACACCTTGAGCATGAGTCCAAACTGATCCAGATGGTGTTATTACTTTAATTTTAAAATATCTACCAGACTGTCTTACTGGATTATCTCCACTTGTAACCATTGTTGAAGATGTAGATTCGGTAGCTGTATCAGCTAATCGTTCTTTAGTCTTGATAGTTACTGTAGATGTAGCATCCACAATCGGTCTGACATTGGTTATACTACTTCTATGTCCTGGAAACAACTCCATTTCTCTAGTTTCTATAGTACCTTCATTTTCAGTACCTGAAAATATAGCTGCTTTGTAATTATTATCTATTGCACCCAAATATCTTTGTCCACCATTCCAAAAGTCAGTATCTAATGCAATATTAATATTATCTAAGTTTTCAGAAATAATATCCATTAATTCAACTGTGTAAGCACCAACGAATTGTGAAAATATAGAACTTGCATTAGTGTCGGCTGTACTCCATTTTTGAGTAGCATAATTGTAAATAATTACTTTATCACAAATACCAGTAGTATTAGATGTATTACTGGCAGAAGGATATAACCACATGGCTAATTGATTAAAAGGATCTACTGCTGCACAGATTCTGTCTGTAAATGCTTTGTTTAAATCTAAATCAAAAAATCTATTTACTTTTTCTGCACCAATAGAAACTACTTGATCTCCATTCAGTTCAAAAAATCCATCATCAGCATAAAAGAAAACTCTACGATTATCTTGGCAAACAGTTCTACCTAATACTGCACCTCTATTTGGCGATATGACTGATAATCTAAATACTGTTGCACCACCAACATAGTCCATACGAACTATTTGGTTTTGTCTAAAAATATATGAAATTTCTCCAGAGGTTATGTGAGTTATCTGTCCACCTGATCCTGGTAGGTCTTGCAAGTCTGATTGTTTAGTTCCAGCTGCCCAAGTTGAAATATCATTTATTCCTGACCATTGTATTCTATTAGATGCACCAACATGATTACCTGTTACTAAAAAATCTCTTATAACACCTGAACATTTAAATACTGGTACAGTACCTGATGTTGCAATTGTAGATAAATTTGCAAAGTTAGTTGATGTACCCATTAAATAATATTGAGGTGCATCTACACCATTACTAGCAATTATGTAATTTCCAAATTGTGTAAATGTAAAATAATCAGTATTACCACCTGTTAAACCAGATTTTCTTGATGTAAATGTTCCTGAAGCTAATTGATGTATGTCTGAATTAGTTGCTACAAAATTAAATACAGTATTAGAGTTATCTCTAAATGAACCTGCACCTCTACTATCTTTAGCTATATTGTTAGTAGAATAATTAACTAATGAAGGAAATCTTTTATATGATGATGCTGCAAAATAAACATTGTTAGCAGTATTCGCACCAGGATTATTATATTCTGGTTGGTCAGGTAGCCATTCTCCAAAAGGTATTTGCATTATTCTCCTATTGGTTATTATTTGTTACAAATTTAGATACATCATTAAATGAACCTGCAACAGTTACATCACCTCTTTGTTGTAATGGTGCAGAACCATATTGATCTTCTCTATCATTTCTCTCTAATCTTTCCATAGCAGTTGTGTACATTCCTTGCCATTGTTGTAATCTTTGAGGATCAACACCACCTAAAAAATTAGCAGCATGATATAATGAACCATATAAATAAATTGCAGGATGACTTGCTAATATATAATTAGAAGTATTGGTATCTGATAAAGCTGCAAACTTAGCATAATAATTTAATGTTCCTGTGTATGCAGAATCTGGAATAGGTGCAAATCTAAAACTATCTCCAAGTATAGTATATGCTGAAGGCATTCCAGTTGTAGATGAACCTTTAATTTGATCCATTTGAGCTGGAGTAATATATTTTAAAGCATACTTAGTTCCACCTGATGTTATAAAAAAATCTCTTACTTGTAAAAAATCTGTAGGCACAGATTCTGTTTCTGAATCTATTGTAATAGAAGTAGAAGTATTCATTTTTCTAATTCTTAATTTAGAATTAAAATCAGCTTCTGCTAAAACTATAAAATCTTCTGCAATCTCAGTTGTTAAATCTGATCTATTTAACCAGTTAGCTATAGATGTTTTTAAATCTGAATAAGTTGCAAGTGCCATTATAATTTACCTTCTGCTGTTTTAAAATATTTAAACTCATTACTATTTAATTTTGTTTTTAATATTTTTGTTTGAACTTCTTTAGGAAGTGAAAACCAATTGTTACTACCATTATACTCATTCGCCCAAACAGATAAAGCTAAAGTTGGAATAGAAGCTACTCTTTTTAAATCTCTGGATTTAGAATATCCATCATTTAAATTAAGTAATCTTTTATTATGTTGTAAATGAGGATCTATATTAATTTCTTCATTTAAAACAATTTTCTTTTCCATTTCGTCTAAAGAAAATGTTTCTTTTTTTAAACCATCAATACTTATATCTTTTCTCATCTACCTTGACCTTTGTATCTTGTTTGCTTTTTTTGTCTGCTCTCTGATTTGTTTTGAGATTTTTTATGACAACCAGGTCTTTTTTTAGGTTGATCTCTTGGAACAAAGTGAACAAACTTTTGTCTAGCCACTAAGCACTCATTTCAGTAACATATACATTTGTAGATGAACCATGAAATACTGCAATCTTTTCGCCAGGTGAAACTTTTAACATTTCTATTTCACCAGATGGTAATAAAGCTGATGTTGCACTTGCAGTAGGTGAACCACCTAAAACAAAATGACAATTAGCATCTCCAACTATTCTTATGTATTCAGTTTGTGAACCAAATGCAGCAGAAGCTGTTGAAGAATTATTAGTATTAAGTTTCTGTGTAGTACCAGGTCTTAAAGCATAATTATAACTCATTTTTTTTCTCCTAATTTATTATGGGGGAAATACCGCTAGGCAAGATCCCCCATTTATTTATTATCTTCTTATTACAAGTGTAACAAGTAATTTTTTAGCTCCAGTAGAACCACCATCAGTAATCATTTCAATAGTGCCATCTTCTTCTACTCTGTTTAAAGCAGTAGGTTTAGCAGAATCTACAGTACCAGCAGCAGAACCAGAGTGAGCAACTGTTATACCACCACCAGTTACAGCAGTACCACCAATTTCAAAAGAAATTGCAGCATTTGCTCCAGATATTGCACCTTGTAAAGCAGTTATAATTTTAACTATTTTACCACCATCAGGTACAGCAACAAAAGTTGATGAAGCTGTAGAAATATCTTCTATTTCAGCAGTTATAAAGTAATCGTTTAATGTTCTCATTTTTTTATCCTATTTATTTGCTTCGTTCCGTCATTGACTTCAAAGACCAAACAAAATTGTTAATTAAATGATGGGGGAAAATTCCCCCACCACTTTAGATTTATTATGAAGTAGTTAAATCTGTGATTAAACCACTTGCTTTTTCATTTCTTGACTCAAGAGTGTACTCAGCAACCATAAATCTCTGATCTGCGTCTGCAGTCTGAGCTGGTGTTTGTAGAGAGAAATCTCTTAAGAAAGAAACTGCCCAGTATTCCATATCTAGAATGTGAGCATCTTGTCCGATTTTAGCAGCAGTACCATTAGCACCTCTGATAAATCTGTTTGGTGATACTTGCATAGTTCCAAAGTCAGATTCGTACACATCAATAGAAGTAATTAATCTTCTATCTTCCGCAGCATCAAATCTAGTAGAACCGCCTGTAAAGCCAGATAGTTTCTGTTTGTTGAAAGCATTTACCATAATCATGTTAGGGTTTCCGCCTTCATTGTAACAGCTAACTAAAATACCTTTTAACTGATCTTCAGTAAAAGCTCTTTGAGTTCCATCTGTTCTTATAGCACCATTACCAGCACCAGAACCACCAGCACCTGCATCAACATTAGTTTCGTACCAAGTTGGACATCCACCTAGTTTTCTTGCAGCTGTAGCTGAACCAGCAGATTTAGCAACATTAGATAAAAGAGCTGTTTCCATATCTCTTTTTAATTCTTTTGCAGCTTTAGCTACTTGGTAAGCCATCTCATTATTTCTTCCAGCAGAAGTTACAGCTTCGTTAGTTGCAGTAACTTGAATTCCTTTAGTAGAAATTTGAGTGTGGTTATTTTCCAATGTAGTTGGTGACATTGTTCCATAAGTAATGTCAGCACCTTCAACGGCAGCATTTGCAGCAACATCAGCTAGTGCATCTGTTTGCCATTGGTGTAAAGTATTAGTTGCTTTTGTTTTTGCAACTCCAGACATAAAAGGTGTTTCTGTTGGACTAATTGAATAAATTATGTCCGCTAGATCCTCTCTTATACCTATAGTCGTATATGTTTGGTATTTAGCCATTTGTTTTCTCCGTTAGGTTATGTTTATAGATAACGCATCAGTAATTCGGTAGCATCTTTTGCACTTCCGCTTTTCTTCAACGCTTTAATCTTCTTCAACCTAGACTGATTATTTAAATCTTCTTTTGTAGCTTTAACACCTGACTTAACAACTGTAGTTGGTTTAACTTTTTTACTTACTAAATTGGGTTTAGTCGCATTAGCTTTCATACCATCCATTATCACATCAAAATATCTTGAATCATAAATTCTTGAAACATCATCGTTTGTGAAGCCTTTAGAATTTAAATAACCCATGATATTATTTTTAACTGTTGCACCCTTAATAGGATCAGCAATCTCAGGATGTTTTAAATGAAGTTTTTTTTGTTCATTTCTTAATATATCCTGAAACTGAGCTTCTTGATGTTCTCTCAGTTTTTGCTGTGCTTGTTGAATTGATTGTTTTCGTTTATTAATCTTACGATCAACTCTAGCAGCTTCAGTCGGATCTTCATCCCAAAGAGCATCAAGCTCTTTAGAAGTCATATCGTTGTTAATCTCAGCATTTAAAGTAACTACTAATGAATTTAAATCATCCATCTTAGTTGAATACTGATTTTTCAAACGATCTTCTTCGGATTTTAGCTCTCTTTTTTCAATTGCTATCTCCTCAGTTTTTCGTCTGTAGTCGGCATCTTTTTGATAACCTGCTTTTAATTCTTCAAGGTCAACATCAATCTTTTCACCATTCACAATTACTTGGTGTAGATCAGTTTCTTGTTCTTCAATTGCATTTTCATCTTGTGATGCTTGTTCTTCTTCTGCTACTTCCATTGTTTCCTCTGGTTGAGCAACAGGTTGTTGTTGTTCTTCTGTTTCAGTTTCTGCTTCCGCTTCAACTTCTTCTTTTGGTTCAACTGGTGCTGCTTCTTTTTGAGGTTTTTTGATAACACCTTTAGTGTCCATTAAACCTTCAATAGATTTTGCTGCACCTTGTACTGAAGCATTGTTCAGTAAAGGGTTTGTTTCAGACATTAAGTCCTCCATTGTTAAGCTGTCGTTAGACTTGGCTTATTTTAACCTTGATGGTTAAAATTTTGTATTATTCTGTTGTTTTCTAAAATCTTCCAACTGTTTAGCTGCAAGTTTTCCTGTTTCAATAACAGTTAGTAGATGTTGTTCTACTTTTCCAACAACATT